TTTTTGATGTATCCTATTGATTAATAAAGACATTACGGGAAATATTTTAACACAGCTGCAGGGTTTTGGGCTTAACTTAACGGCATTGGGCACGTTCCCGCTGTGACTGATGATACATCACCCATTCCATTTTCTGGGTTCAATACTATGCATATTTTAATGGCTGGTTTAATAAGCTCCTCACCGGGGCGCGGTTGAGTGCCTCCAGCATTGTAAACATAATACGTTTCTCCGTTTTGAGTGCTAAATGCATAGCCATCGCCAGATTCTGAATAATCATCGACTTTGCTTACCACAACGGTTTTCTTGGCTTGTTGAGAAACTGCAACGCTGGTATTAGTGTGATTATGATCTATCTCATCTGAGATGGTTTGGCTGTTAGCTTGGTTATTGGATGCTCCATAGACTACTTCCGTGCTTGTCTGCGCTGGAGACTCGGCAATTTTCCTAATCTTTTCCAAGTAAGTGTTTCTCGCCTTTTGGCATAGTTCCGATGCTGCCCATTTTTTAACCAATCTACCGTTAATTTCGCCTGTTCCAAAGCCAACACTTTCTCTTGCCTTGTTTATGGCTAGGTTTGAGTAATGATTGACACGAGCGCCAACTGAAAGATTGTAACGAGCAATGCTCATATTCCCACTTACATTTGTCAATTCATCCTCAGATTTCCTAGCGGCATCCTCTAGGGCAAGTTTATATAACTCTCTTGCCTCACTATTCCAACTTAAATCTTCTCCCCCCATCTCAGGAGAGACATATTCCAACGCAACTATGCATTGTCCTGCCTCCTCTAGGTCGTCAGAAAGAAAATCACGCTCCATATTCCATTTATTGAATGCTGGCCACCATTCAACGACAGCAAATAGAGAAAGGGCTATTATAGACAAATGCCATTTTTTCAAAATAACCTCGCTTTTTTATTCGGAAATTGATAATTGCGCGCTAGTGTCATGTTTTGAAACCAAGCATAGAAGAAAGCGGCTTGCGCGGCTTTCTGGGCAGGTCCGCTCGACTGCCGGGTTGGGCGGCAGTCGAGTACAGGCGCAAATGCTAAATTTCCTTGATTTCGACCACATCAACATCTTTGTTCTTGTATGCGGAATTGCTGTTCTTGAACTTGTTAATAGCCAGCTGCGCAGCGGTTGACTCGCTTCCTGCCTCAACATTAATGGTTTGAGAGCTGTGCTTGTATTCGCCAGGGTTCCCATATTTGATCTTTACTTGATACTTTGCCATTTAAATACTCCTGCTTGTGTTTCCCCTCACTGCAATAGGAGCCAGTAGTGGAGGGGATATACTACTGACGCCCAACGTAGAGCTAACCGGCGCCCGTGAGCCGGCCAGAGAAGACCAAAGCCGGATGTTCGGGTGTCCGGGTTGAGCGCCATGTTATGGGTCATTTTTTCTTGCCAAGCGTTAGCTTTATTTCTTTCAGGATGGTTGCGAAATCATCAACTGCAATGCGTATTTCTGAAGGATCAACAACCCTGTGTGTCTCTGGGTAATTGTTCATATGGATTTCATCGGCTTTCACTGGCCTACCACGCATTGTTGAAACAAGGTATTCGTGCCGTTCTTGAAGTTTTTTAACCAGTTTATCAACCGCGTTTTCGGAGTGTGCTGCCATGGACTATCCCAGTTTGGATGAAGTAAAGAAAATGATTGCTCTCGCGGATGAACGCTTGAAATCGTTGAAGGATTTAGCAGGAGGTTTGAACGCATTGGGCGAAGAAGATGCATCAATGCTCCGCATTGCTATTGGCGACGTGATTACACCGCTGAACCTTGCCATTGAGGCAACCTCATAACGCTTTGGTAAGGGGCGCGAGTGATGAACCAACTACGAAGTGAAGTGGCATGTTCGAGCGTCCCGCTTGACCTAAATGTTGGGCTTGGAGGAAATGGAATGGACTGTATTATTTTTCACATTGGCGACACCACGATTCAACTGTCCGACGGTGTGGCGATTTTCACGACGTTCGACACAAAAACGGAACTCGAGCAGTGCATAGAAGTGCCGATAGCACAGCTTACCGATGCTCTGAGCACCGCCAGAATGCTGGTGAAACCATGACGCCCAACGCATGTTATCCCCCATCTGACCAATAACCTGCCAATAGCCATGTTATTTGACACAGGATTTTGTTTTCCCCGTAGCTTCCTAACAGCGGCTTACGCCACGACCTAAAAAACAGTATTTTTTCGTATGCTTATCCCATGCATGGCAAATAACACGAAGGTATTGACTTAACATTTACACGCTGGTACTGTTTGCGACGTTGAACTTAATCTGGTGCAAACATGGAAAAACTCATCAAGTACATCAATGCAATGCCTGTGATGGAACGCGAAGCGTTTGCGTTTAAGTGCGGGACAACGGTTGGATATTTGCGGAAAGCGTGCAGTGTTCGTCAGGCGCTTGGTCCTGTTATCTGCCTCGCAATCGAGCGCACCACCAACGGAGCGGTGACGCGGCGCGATCTGCGCCCGGACGATTGCGCATCGATATGGCCCGATCTTACCGAGAAGGTTGCGGCTTGATGCCACTGTTACAAGCTCCCTTGCCGTGCGCCGCGATTCGCACGGCTTTGCCTGGCCTTCTGGCCGGGCTTTTTTATTCCATTCCCGTGAGCGCATCACGGCCGGCTGCCGTCTTTTGTCGAAGCGGTTGCTGGGTCTCCCTAATCCTGCCGCCGGACAGGGTATGCGTTTCCGGCACCAATTCCCAAATGTGCGCGCATGGCTAAACTCGTCGGCGATTCCGTCGAACGGCGCTTTAAGACCGGCGTCAAGGCGGTGATATGGCACACCTCTCCGGCCTGCGCGCGCTACCTCGAATACCTGGAATGCCACGGCGACACATCGCCAGACGTGCTCGCTGCGCAGTGTCACACGCAAGTCAAGTACGCCTACGGGCTGACGATGCAACTCAAGTCTGCTGGCGTCATCCGTGTTGTCGCCTGGCGTCATAACGTGCGCGGCAACCCGACCCCGATATATCGGCTTGGTCCTGGTAAGAATAAGTCTATGCCGGAGCCGGCAACATCGGCCCAGCGACTGAGAAATCGTTACTCCTCGATGGTACGCCTGTACGGCTCAACGGTAGCCAACAAGGTATTGAACAAGAACCGGAGCAAAACACAGGTGGTAATCGACGGGCGCCGTGTGCGTAGCTGTGACCATGACGCGCATCTGGCTGGACGGGTGAGCAGATGAACCGATTACTCGACATGCCGACTAAGGTATCGATCCATCGCATGTTTTGTTGTAAGATGTAGTCAGGGCTGTGAGAGGCCCATTGTGTGAGCGCAAGCAGTCCCCTCTGGCGGCCGGCTTGTTGCCCGTCTCATCAACCGCAACGGTTGGCGCGCCATGCCGGAACTTCTCACCGACAGGTCGGCCACCAGAGGGGATTTAGTTGAATCAACGAAGTTGTGCATCTGCCGGATGGCTAAAGTTAAGAGCAGAAAAACTGAAATTACAGCAGCCGAAGTTTTTTACCGGTCGTGTAACTCGTGTAACACCAGAATTTTGGTGCGAGAAATGCGGGAAGATTGCTGATCATGTTCATGTCCATCATTTGCGATACGCGAGTGTTGGAAACAGGCTGATCGTTCCGCTTGACGATCTCGTCATCCTGTGCGGAAAGTGTCACACGGCAGAGCATGGTGGTTAGTTATGAGCATCCCATACTTTGCGCTGTACCCATCTGACTATCTGGCTGACACGGCCCATCTAGGGCTGACAGAGCATGGCGTTTACTGGCGCATGCTTCTGCACTACTACCAGCACAGCAAGCCGCTGCCTAACGATCTCGACAAAATATGCCGGATTGTGATGGCTGTTACACCGGAGGAACGTCGTGTAGTCGAGTTCATCCTTGGCGAGTATTTCAACCTGCAATCTGATGATGGTGTGATGTGCTGGCATCACCGTCGCGCAGACAAGGAAATCGCAACAGCAGAAAACAAACACATGACAAATGTTTTGAAGGCGCGTGCTGCTGCTGAAGCAAGGTGGGGGAATGCTCCAAGCAATGCTCCAAGCAATGCTCCAAGCAATGCTCCAAGAATGCACCAAGCAATGCCACAAGCAATGCTCAAGCAATGCCAACCAGAACCAGAACCAGAACCAGAAGAAAAAACAAAACCAAAAACCCCCCCTCCTGAAGGGCTGGATTGGAAGACGTGGCAACGTTGGTTCGATTACCGCAAGGAAATCAAAAAACCTATAAAGCCAGCATCGGTTCATGCCGCACAAAAACTGTTGGCTGCGTTTGGCCCTTTACAGGGGGCGGTTGTTGAGCAGTCGATTGCAAACGGATGGAAAGGTCTGTTTGAGTTGAAGGGCAGTCAACCACCTGCTACAGCATCACTAGGGGCGCAACATGACTGGATTTAGCGCCTGGATCGAATCGCAGCCACGACTACCCCAGATCAACAACAGCCGCGATGCCTTGGACATAATTGCCAGATACCGCAAGTCACTACGTATCCGTTACCCGGTATTCGGTACCGAACTGGCAGGCTACCGCAAGAAGCGTCAACGCCCAGCCGGTCGCATCGTGGTGACTGACGATCCCGATGTGGCCGACGGACTGATAACCCTCGATTGGGCGGATTACCCGCTGCTGATCGACGGTCATTCGTCCTACGACTTCTCGCCGTTGTTTGGCCTTCCGGTGCTGTATCTGATGCCAGACAGATTTTGGGCGCTGGATGTGGCGTGCCAGATTGCAGAAGCCGATCCGTCAGAGTTCGCGCTGATATGGCCCCTGACCGAAAAGGAGGAAGTGCTGTGGAGCTGATACCCGACGACGTGGATTTCAACGAGTTTGAGCACCGCGACGAATGGCACAAGGTAAAGCCTGCATCGTCTTGGCTTGCTGACGTTGAAGACCGTTTTGCAAACCCTGGACAGCACTTCGGCGATGCGTTGCCGTGGAGCAAGATCGACGGCTACCACATGCGCAAGAGCGAGGTTTCAGTCTGGTTCGGGATCAACGGTCACGGAAAGTCGATGCTGCTATCACACGTCATGCTGCACACGATGGCGAAAGGTAAGCGCGTGGTCATTTGCTCGATGGAAATGACCCCGACAAAGACCATGATGCGCATGGTTCGACAGGCTTCGTGCGGGTCTATGCCGTCATCCGAATACCTGCGCAAGTTCCACCAGTGGACAGACGGCAGAATGTGGATTTACGACCATCTTGGCATGGTAAAGCCGAACAAGATGCTGGCAGTTCTGCGCTACTGCCACGAGAAAATTAAGGCCGATCATGTCGTTGTTGACAGCCTGATGAAGTGCGGCATGGCTCCAGACGATTACGGCGCGCAGAAGTCGTTTGTCGATGGGCTATGCGGCGTGGCGTTGGAAACCGGAATGCACATCCATCTGGTTGCGCATGCCCGCAAAGGCGATAAGGAAACAGACCGGCTCGACAAGTTCGACCTGAAGGGATCAAGCGAGATTGCAGATCAGGTGGACAACCTGCTGATCGTCAGCCGCAACAAGCGCAAGGAAGCGGACAAGGACGGAAAGCACAAAGATGATCCAGATGCGTTTCTCAGCGTGGTCAAGCAGCGTCATGGAGACTGGGAAGGAACTGCCGGACTTTGGTATGACCACGGAAGCCAGAGTTACCTGCCGTTTGCAGATGCACCACTGATAGGAGTAGACCTGTGAATGTGCGGGATGGCGAAATGCGAGAAACCGAACTGCACCTGGGGCGAGGCGCACAGGTTGGCGTGTCTGGCGCGCGCAGTGGCGAAGCTTCCTGGACTGGAAGTGCGTCGGGAATGGATCAGGAAGTTCCGGGCCGGGAACGGGGATGTGGCGGCGGACAACCTGGAGCGGGAAATCAAGGCTCAATGGTCGAGTCGATAAAACTCAACTTGCCGCCTGCCATTTCGGCCAATCGGTACTGGAGAAGTTTTGTCCCTCGCGGTCATACACGCTCAATCGTTGTTGTTTCCGACGAGGCCAAAGCCTTCAAGTCACAGGTCAGATGGATCGCCAAACAGGCAGGCATCCGCACCCCGTTTCCCGGCCGCGTGCAGGTTGATTGCCAGCTATACCCAGCCATGCCGAAAGACGCTGCGAGCAGGATGCGGAAGCACGGCGACGGCTGGGACGACGACGTGCGCAGCATCGACCTCGACAACGCGCTGAAGGTCACTATCGACGCACTCAAAGGCATCGCCTACGAGGACGATAAGCAGGTGTGGCGCATCAACGCAGAGCGCATGGAGCCGACCGGAGATGCACGCATGGTTGTTACCATCACACAGATCATCACTGACTCGCCACAGGCACGACTGATCTGATGACAGTCGATTCGTACCGATACCGCGATCCGCTCGAAGTGCTGATCGCCGACGAGTCCAGGACGTGCAAGGGCTGCGCACACGAGATAAGAACCGAATTCAGAACTGGTGGACAGAAGCAGGTTTTCCAATCGTGCAGCAAGGCTAGTAAGCACGGCCGGCGTTGCAAGCAATACCGAAATAAAACGGAGACACCATGATAGATGAGCCGCTTTTCCCACATGCTCACGCCGCCCTCGTGTTTGCCTTCCGGTTTTCCGGACAATCCGGAGCAGCACCTACACCGATGGCGAAACTCATGCGCGGGCCAGTCGCAACCGGGAAAGGGCTCACCGGCCTTGATGGCGCAGCTCAGTCCGGAATGATTCGCGCAGAAGTTGACGCGATGGCTCCGGTGCTGCGAAACATCATCGTGGCGCGGTTCGCGTTTGAGGAAAAGGAGCGTCTGGAGGCGTTGCTCGAACTCATTCCACACGCCGCCGCGCAACTCGGCACCGGAATTAATAGTCGCCGCATGGTCGATGCGCTTGTACAGAAATTTTTCGGCGCGCGGGTGTTCCTACGCGACCTGGCCGATCAACTTGGCTGCCACGCAAACACCATAACGCCGAAGTGGGGTGCGATCAGGTCACGGTTCAGAGCAGACGAGGACCGTGCCCACGATGAAATCTTCCACCGCCTGCAACGAGCCGGGCTATTGCCGGAGGCATGAAAATGTTGACACTGTGATTTTTTTGCCCAAAATAGGCATTAATCGACAAACCCAGAATTCCCACCAAAGCACGGAATGCACTCGCGACCGTGCTTTTTTCATTACAGGCGTGTCCGATGAGCAAGCTATCGCCCCGTTTAGAGAAGTTCGCGCAGGGTGTTGCCAATGGCCTAAGCCAGGCAGAGGCGTACCGGCAGGCATTCCAGAATTCATTGAATTGGAAGGATGCGACTGTCTGGAACAAGTCCAGCGCAATCATGCGCCGTGGTGAGGTTTTGGCTAGGGTAGATGAACTTCGTGCCGATCTGGAAAAACAGGCTCTGTGGAGTCGCATGGACTCCGTTGCGACGTTGAAACCAATCGCCTTAGCCGCGGAGAAAGACAGCGACCGGATAGCGGCGGTAAAGGTGCTAAACGAGATGCACGGGTACAACGCGCCGATTCGTACGGAAGTCAGCGGCCCGAATGGCGGGCCAATGCATACCCGATCTACGGCGGACCTGACCGATGAAGAACTCGCGGCAGAAATCGCCAAATTCGGTATCCAATAGTAGAAAACTAGAGCTTCTTCGGGAGCACTCAATCCGCCTAGCGCGGAAAGACTTCCTGCACTTTCGCAGGCTGGTGAACCCGAAATCAAAGCGGGGCTGGTGGCAAACAGAGATCGCACGAGAGTTGCAGGCGTTTTACGATGATCTGGTGGCGGGCAAGCGCCCAAAGTTGGTCATCCAGGCACCGCCGCAGCATGGCAAGTCTGTTCAGATCATCGACTTCATCGCATGGCTTGCTGGCAAAAATCCGGATTACAGGACGATATACACGTCATTCTCGGATCGTCTCGGGATTCGCGCCAATTTGAGATTGCAGCGGCTGTACGACAGTGAGATTTACCGGAGCATTTTCCCAGGAACACGAATCAACAGCTCAAGCGCTGTTTCTGTATCGGCGCAGCACCTTCGCAATCGCGAAATCGTTGAATACGTTGGGCATGACGGTTTTTTCCGTAACACGACCGTTCGCGGATCAATCACTGGCGAAAGCCTGGACCTTGGCGTCATTGATGACCCCATACGCGGGCGGGCAGACGCCAACAGCGCGGCGATCAGACAGGCGGCATGGGATTGGTTTACAGACGATTTCTTTACCAGGTTTTCTGAGGATGCCGGCCTGCTTGCCATCCTAACTCGATGGCATATCGATGATCCGATAGGCCGGCTGGTGGAGCGTTACCCCGAAATAAGGGTGCTGAGCTACCCGGCCATTGCAGAGGTAGACGAGCCGCACCGAAAGGCCGGTGAGGCGCTTTTCCCGGAGCTCAAGAGTCTCGATTTCCTGTTGGAACGCAAGCAGGTGATGAGCTCCAGCAACTGGTTGGCGCTTTACCAACAGCGGCCAACAGCGGCAGAGGGCAATCTGTTCAAACCAGAGAAGCTGGAGATCGTCGACGCAATTCCAGCGGGCACTCGATTCGTCCGTGGTTGGGATTTCGCGTCAACGGCGGACGGCGGAGACTGGACAGTCGGCGGGAAACTTGGTGTAACACCTGGCGGGCGCTGGATCATCGCAGACATCGAGCGCTTTCGCGGCGGTCCTGAAACGGTCGAGGCATCATTGCTAAACACCTCGAGGCGCGATGGAACGGCATGCCGCGTTCGAATCCCGCAAGACCCTGGACAGGCCGGAAAGTCGCAGGCCGCGAACTTCACGAAGCTGCTGGTCGGCTTCGGCGCGACATCAAAGCCGGTGTCAGGAGACAAGGTCACACGGGCCGAGCCATTCGCGGCGCAGGTCAACGTCGGAAACGTGATGATGCTACGCGCAGACTGGAATTCGCCGCTGATCGATGAAATGCGAGTGTTTCCAAACGGCACTCATGACGATCAGGTCGATGCGCTCTCGGATGCCTTTGACGAACTGAACATCAACAATTTCGGCATGCTGGATTGGATACGCCAGCAGGCCGAGGCACAGAAGGAAAAAGCATGCCAAACGTAACCATGACCGCGCCGAATGGAATTACGCAGATTACTGCTGGCAACTACACCTATCCAGTTGTGAATGGCGGCGTAACGGTTCCTGCGGAGTTTTCCAGCGAGCTACTTGATGCCGGATTTACGCCGCAGATATTATCCACTGACGCCAACGGCAACCCGGTGCTGCTGGGTCCGGATGGGGTTTCTTACGCTATCTCTGACTATGCGGCTGTGTTGTTCGCCAATTTGCCAGACCCAACGAAGGTACAGGCTGGCGTACATTACTACGTAAGCGATGTAGGTGTTGGCGGAAGCCAATGGTATTCGGACGGCACCCGCTGGCGTGCGCTAGGTGGAACTGTTGTCCTCAAAAACAACTATACCGACGTTACTTCTGTTGCAAATACAAACGAGCAGATTCTTGATCAGTTTTTATTCAAAGCGAACTTAATTAAGGCCGGAGATATTGTCCGCGTTAAAAGTCGATACGATAAATCTTCTACCGTTGATACATGTTCTAGGCGATTTAGAATTGGCACTGCTGGTGATGTGGGGGATATGCAGATTGCATTGATTGCACAACCGGCCACATCAAATAGATCATTACACGACCTTCGTGAATTTGTTTTTAACACGGCTACTAGCATACGTAATTTAACGTCTACAGTTCCGACCGGGTATGCTTTAAGCACCGCAGCCGCAGCTGATACGGCAATTCCAAGCATATCAAATGCGCTTTACATGACGGTAACGACGCAAATGACTACCGGCGCGGAAACAATGACGTTGAAAGATTTTATTATTGAACTGGACACTTGCGGTAACTAATGGCCGATTATTACATCGACGCAAATCGCGGCCTGGATACCAATCCAGGAACGTTATTGCTTCCGTGGAAAACACTTGGCAAGATCAACTCTGACTTGGCATCACTTGGACCGGGCGACAGCCTAAACTTAGCCAACGACTCACATTGGATACTGAATTCCTCGCCAGCCGATAACCTTACCTGCAATGGATGGGTGGGTACTGAAGAGTATCCAATTCTGATTCGCGGGTATGAAGCTGGCGGTGGCTCTGGCGCTTACCCAATTATCGAGTCTTGGTATGAACCAAAGACAGCAGAGTGGACTTGGGATGCGGTAAATGGGGCATGGTATTACACCAATGGCTCAGCATTCTACGGAGCTTTTGCACTGGTGATGTTGGGCGATCCTCTCGTTTATGGCGTTGGGCAAGACCCGACAAAAGATATCAATACGCTAGTTGCAGATGGGGATTACATTTTCCCTTCTGCGGATACAACAAAGTTCTACTTATACGCTCCTGCTGGGATTGACCCAACAACGTATTATGGCAAGGTGCGCGTAAGTTCTGGTTCCCGCGGTGTCTTTAAGATAATGGGAAACAACTGGAACCATTTACATTTTAGTGATCTGAAATTTCAGTATTCCGGAGCCTGTATTAATCCTCTTCAGGGGGTTGGAGGAGATGTACGAGTTCTGCGCGCCACCAATATCCATGGATACCACGCTTGTGGTTTGGTGTCTGCGTCTGCTGAATCAGGCTCGGTGTTTGATATTGTCGCAGAAGGTTTGCACGCTGATACCAGCCCATGTTTATTCGTCTGGGGTAACGCTAAAGGCGGGCTTGGGCGGTATAGTAGGTTTGAAGTAAAAAACTCGACTTTTCTGAGAAGTGGTCAGGCATACCCTCAAGGCGCCGTTTACCTGAGCATGGACGGCGCCTACATTCACGATAACGAATTCGGTTACTGTGGCGGTTCGAACAAATTCAAGTTATGGGATGGATGCGGGGCATACACGGAAATAAGCAGCGCGAATACTCGCGTAATGCGTAACTATTTCCACCACTCGCAGCGTGCAATGCAGGATAACTCCGCAGCATCACAGGAGTTTGTTGGAAATATCATTGATACCTGTGGCGTAGGCATGCAAGTAACTGGTGTAACTACCGGGCATGTTTACTGCAATAACACTCATGTAAATGTCGGCTTGACTGACTATCGCGGCCCTACGGTTTATGAAGCCGAAGCCGCATGGACTGAGGTTGTCACTGGTGGAGTTTTCAGGGTAGATAACAACATCGTGGTCGGTGCGACTGGCGCTGCTTCAGCATTCCGTACCAATGCGACCGGATTCAAAAACAACTGCGTTTCAGGGGTTGCTGTAACGGGACTTACAGGTGATAGCGGCACAATTTCTGCTAATCCTTTGCTGAACAGCAATTATGTGCCGGCAATTAGCTCACCTTGTATAAATGGTGGCGTGCGTGTGCCAGCGCACTATGTTGATTACAACGGGCATCGCTTCGCAGGAATGCCAACGATTGGGGCGATTGAACCAAAACGCACTGCGCATTTGAGACGAGTCCAAGCGTAATCAACAACCCACATCGGCCAATGAAAATTGACTGCCTCCACTGCTTCGCGCTCGGCGCATTGTTTGCCAGTGCGCTGATTGTGGCGGTGATTGTTTCACTCACGGTTTATCCCGTCTCGGCGGGTTTTTATGCCAATAAACAGGTAAAACAGAATGGCGAATCGTAACGGGCAGGGCAATCATGTTGAGCCGCACCTCGTCGCGCGTGTCGCCGGAATGACACGGCAAAACCCTGATTGGTTCGGCCCTCTCAAGCCGCTCGCCCCGATTGCACCGGAAGCGGCTGGGCGACAGTTTGATTACCCTTCTGGCTACAACACCACGGCCAAACCGCGTCAGGGTGAGTCGATAACGTTCCCCCAGTTGCGCGCGCTGGCAGACAACTACGATCTGCTTCGCCTGGTAATCGAGACGCGCAAAGACCAGTTGGCAAAGATGCGCTGGACGATCAAGCCGCGCGACACAGGGCAGAAGCCAGACGCACGCTGCAAAACGATCGAATCCTTCTTCGCAATGCCGGACCGCGAGCACAGCTGGGACGAATGGCTGCGGATGCTGATCGAGGACCTGCTTGTGATAGACGCGCCGGCTGTCTACCCGCGCTTGACGGTAGGCGGGCAGCTTTACGCGTTGGAGCCAATCGACGGCGCGACAATCAAGCGGGTAATTGATGCCACGGGCCGCACCCCGCTGCCACCGGCTACCGCGTACCAGCAGATCATCAAGGGCGTGGCGGCAGTGGATTACACCCGTGACGAGATGATTTACCGGCCGCGCAATCCGCGAACGCACAAGGTGTATGGGTTCTCTCCGGTCGAGCAGGTGGTGATGACCGTGAATATCGCCCTGCGCCGGCAGCTGCATGTCATGGAGTACTACCAGTCCGGCAGTGTGCCTGACGCGCTTGCTGGGGTTCCTGCCGATTGGCAGCCGGAGCAGATTCGGCAGTTCCAGGACTACTGGGACACGCTCATGGAGGGCGACAGCGCAGCTCGCCGCCGGCTTAAGTTCGTTCCTGGCGACATCTCCAAGAACTTCAAGGAGACCAAGCAGCCACCACTAAAGGACATGTATGACGAGTGGCTGGCGCGCGTGATCTGCTTTTGTTTCTCCATCGAGCCGACGCCATTCGTCGCGCAGGTCAATCGAGCCGTCGCCGAAACATCCCGCGAGCAGTCGCTTGCCGAAGGTCTGGCGCCGCTGCAGAACTGGATCAAGGGATTTGTCGACTCGGTATTGATCAGGTACTTCGGCTTCAGCGATCTCGAATTCTCGTGGGCCGAAGAAACCTCTATCGACCCACTTGTCCAGGCGCAGGTAAACAACATCTACATCACAGCCGGGGTGAAGACGCCAAACGAGGTGCGTGCAGAGCTTGGCATGGGACCACTGGACGAGGTTCCAGACCCTGAACCGGGCGGAGAGACTGAGACATCCGTAAAGGTGGAAAAGGCAAAAAAAGCGCTGCGCCTCATCGACCGCGACAGACCGGTGGTGAGGCGCGCTCGAAAAGCCCTATCAGGCAGTATTAAGCGATTCCTCAAGCAACAAGCCGGGAAGATCGCCGCGCAATTATCTGACGCGCTTGGGCTTGAGAAATCCAGCCATAGCGGGCAGCGCAAAGTGTCCGCGCTGGTAGCAAAGGCGCTGGAAGAAATTGATTTCGCCGAATGGGCGGACGAATTTCCTGGAATGTTACGTCCTACGTTGGCCGCAATTGCCATCGACGGCGGCATACAGGGGTTGCAGCAAATAGGCGTCACAAGCGACGACCTGGAAGACCTGCTGCGAGACAAAGCCGAAACATGGGCCGCGGATCGCGCCGCCGAAATGGTAGGAATGCGGCGCGTCGATGGCGAACTGGTGCAAAACCCTGAAGCCAAGTGGCGACTTGACGAAGGCACGCGCGACATGCTGCGCAGTACCACAGAACGTGCTTTGAACGAGGGATGGAGCTCCCAAGAGATGGCCTCAGAGATTGAGGCGTCCTATCCATTCAGCGAGTCGCGCGCAGAGATGATCGCCAGAACAGAAATCGCCAAGGCGGACATCGCAGGGACGATGGAGGGTTATCGTGCATCTGGGATCGTCGCAGGTAAGACGTGGCTTACAGCGCAAGACGATATGGTCAGCGACGAATGCCGCGAGTGCGGTGAGGCCGGAATCATCGGGCTTGATGACAACTTTCCTAGCGGCGAAGACGCGCCTCCGAATCACCCGAATTGCCGGTGCGTAGTGTTGCCGGTTTTTGATGACGAAATGCCCGTTCTTTCGAGCGGTGAAGGAGAAATCGAATGAAGCTCTACGCTGACATCAGTAAGACAGAAGAACAGGACGATGGCACGATCAAGGTCTGGGGTTACGCATCCAGCGAGGTGACGGATTCGGATGGCGAGACCGTGACTGCGGACGCGATGAAAGCCGCGCTTCCTGGTTATATGAAATTCGGCGCGGTGCGAGAAATGCATCAGCCCAAAGCAGCCGGTACGGCCATTGAGGCCAATGTCGAGGACGACGGACGCACATTCTTCGGCGCACATATCGTCGATGCCGAAGCCGTAAAGAAGGTTAAGGCGAACGTCTACAAGGGATTCAGCATCGGCGGCAAGGTCACGAAACGCGACGAGATGAAAAAATCCGTAATCAAGGGACTCAATCTGGTCGAAATCTCGCTGGTTGATCGCCCAGCAAACCCGGAAGCCATTTACACCATGTACAAGGCCGAGATGGTCGAAGAGCCTGGTCTCGGTGTGTCTGCCGAACCAGAGAAAACGGAAGACATCCAGAAGAGCATGTATGACGTGTCCAATTTCGCGCAACTGCTCAACAACCTTGGATACCTTGCCAGCGATACCGAATGGGAGTCTCAGAGCGAAGGCGACAACTCGCCTATCCCACAGGCCATGCGCGACTGGCTATCGCAGGGGATCGTTATCTTCCAGGCGATGGCCGCCGAAGAAACGGCCGAGATGATGGCCCGCCTGCAGGCGATGGTTCCAGCATCGAACGTGATCGATTCCATCAATGCCGGCGCGAAAACCGATGACCTCGCCAAAGCCGGCGCAAAGTTCAGCACAGCAACCAAGGCAGCACTCAAGGCCGCGCATGACGCATGCAAGGCGGCTGATAAAGCACTGGCCGATCTGGGTTATGACCAGGAAGCAGACGACGAGGACGCCGGAAAAACCGACAACGGCGGCGATCTTGCGAAATTGGCAGGCGAACTCGATACCGTCAAGGCCGATCTGGTCAAAGCCAGCGACGAGCGCGACATCCTGAAAAAGCGGGTTGCCGAACTCGAAGCACAGCCCGCGCCGACGAAAGGCGCTGTCAAAGCAATCACTGTCGAGAAGTCGCAAGACACATCGGCCGTGAATGACGATGCGCCGAAATCAGCGTTCGACGCTATCAAGAAAGCCCATCAGACCGGGGGCAGATCGCTTTATTGAAACCGGCTGTACCTGCGTAACCCGGCCCCTGATGGGGCTTTTTTCATTTCTGGAGGTCAAACATGAACGCGACTCAAAATACGCTTGATGCAATCAAGAGCGCCCAGCTTAACCCGCTGTCCGACGCGATTACCAAGTCTTACAACCAGGCGCTCGGCCTTGTCAATTACGACCTCGAACCGGCCGCGAAGCTGTTGTTCCCGGTGCTCACACCGCTGCGTAATCGCATCCCTCGTGTGAATGGCAACGGCGGTACTGCCACCAACTGGAAGGCGATCACCGCGATCAACTCCGGACAGGTGCAAGCTGGCGTATCTGAAGGTAAGCGCGGCGGCGTTGTTACCACCACAAAGCTCGATTACACCGCATCCTATAAAGGTATTGGCCTGGAAGATGACGTTTCATTTGAAGCCGACTATGCGGCCGAAGGTTTCGATGATGCGAAAGCGCGCGCAGTAGAAGGACTGCTGCGTGCCACGATGATTCAGGAAGAACGGCTTATTCTTGGTGGCAATGGAGCGGCCGTCGCTCTGGGCACGACTCCGACCCCGACGCTTGTTGCCAATGGCTCTGGCGGTAGCTTGACGGCCGGCACGCTATACGTTGCATGCGTCGCGTTGACGCTGGATGGCTGGAAGCGCGCAAGCGTATCCGGCGGCGTGGTAATGACGACTACGCGAACCAATGCAGACGGCACGACGGACACAGTAAGCGGCGGCTGTGCGAACAAATCGGCCGATGCAACTGTTTCCACAGTGGCAAACGATTCTGTGAATGCCAGCGTTGCACAGGTCAATGGCGCTGTCGCTTACGCTTGGTACTGGGGCACCGCCACCGGCACGAAACTGCTCGGTGCGATCACTACGGTGAACTCTCTGGTCATTAAGGCCGCCGCCACCGGCACGCAAAACGCGACCGCGATCACAGCCGACAGATCACAAGATGCCCTGGTGTTCGACGGCCTGCTGTACCAGGCGTTCAAGCCTGGCTCTGGCGCGATCATTCAGTCGCTCGCAACAGGAACTCCGGGGATTGGTACGTCTTTTACCGGAACGAATTCGTCATGCAACGAAATCGACGCGATGCTGTCCTCGTTCTGGGACAACAGCCGTTTGTCGCCGAGTCACATGTTCATGTCAGCAAAGACAAACAAGGCGTTGGCACTGGCAATTGCGAAAGACGGTTCGAACAGCCTCATTCGACTGAACGCGGCTGTGAACGAGGGCGCTCTAGGTCTGGTTGGTGGCGTGCGCATCGGCTCTTACATCCATCCGTTCCTGAACAACGAAATCAAGATCGAAGTCCACCCGGACATGCCGGACGGGATGGTCCTGTTCTATACCGAGTCGGTTCCTTACCCGCTCTCCGGCGTGGGCAACATCTGCCAGATCAAGACTCGCCGCGACTACTACCAGATCGAGTGGCCGGTGAAGACCCGCAAGTATGAGTACGGCGTCTATGTGGATGAATTGCTCCAGCACTACTTCCCGCCCGCGCTTGGGGTTCTCTTCAATATCGATGTGTAAGCCATACGATCAGTGATACCAACGGCCTCGCGTTTGACTACGCGGGGCCTTCTCATTTTCCTTGGAGATGCACATGAACAGACTCAAAGCGCCGGAAGGTACGACAAATGTGTCATACGGAGGCGAGAACTACCAGGTCGGCGATGATGGAATAATCGAGGTGCCGGAAACCGCCGTTCAGACTTTGCGCGAATTCGGCTTTGAGCAAGCCCCAGCGCAAGCCGAAATCCCCGCGCCGGAGCCGTCAAAACCCATGACAAAAGCCGAACTGAAAGCGCTGGCGCAGGAACAGGCGCAGGCAGAAGCAGAGGCACAGGCGCAGGCAGAAGCGCAAGCCGAACCCTCCGCGCAATAAGGTCGCCACATGGCCGATATGACCACGCTGGACAACGTCAAGCAGTACATTGGCGTGAGCTCGACCGACGATGATGCGCTGCTTTCTCGGCTCATCACGGCCGTGAGCGAGGGATTCGAGTCCTGCCTTAACCGTGTCATATCGTCAGCGCAGTACACCGAGTTAAGAGATGGCAACGGCAAGCAGGCGATGATGTTCGCCAATATGCCGGCGACAGCGGTTTCCAGCGTCAAGGTGAATGGTGTCTCTATACCGGCCGCACCCGACATCACCAGCTACGGCTACCGATTCGATGAATCACTGCTCACGCTGAATGGTGCGACGTTCGAGAAGGGGCGACGAAACATCGAAATCGCCTACACAGCCGGATACGTAACGACGCCGAAAGACTTGGAACAGGCATGCATCGAAGTTGTTGCGCTGCGATACAAGGAACGCGACCGTATCGGACACCAATCCAAGTCCATCGGCGGCGAAAACGTGACATTCATCACCGCCGAAGCGCCGAAATCCGTCCTAGTGGCACTCGACTGGTATAAGAAGGTGGTGCCGCTGTGATAACGGGATACATCACTGGCGATAACGCACTTGTTACCCGCTTGCGTTCGATGCCAGAAGCCGTCGAAAGCGGCATGAAGGCATCAATCGGTAGGCTTGTGCTTCGGCTTCAGCGGAAGGTTAGGCAAGACAAGCTGACCGGACAGGTGTTGAAAGTTCGCACTGGAACGCTACGCCGCTCAATCGATCAGGTTGTGTTATCGGAACCCGGCGCGGTGATTGGCATCGTGAGCACAAACGTAAAATACGGCAAGGCGCACGAGTACGGTTACAAAGGCCAGGTCAACATCAAGGCACACATGCGGCTAATCAAGCAGGCATGGGGCAAGCCGCTCAAGTATCCTGTGTGGTCAAGCGTGAAGGCGCACACCGCCAATGTTGATCTGCCTGAACGATCTTTCCTGCGGTCTGCTTTGCGTGACATGGCTCCAGAGATCAAGGCGGACATTGCCAGCGCCATCAATGGGGCAATTCGCAAATGAACCGCGAGGCAATCTATTCGGCGTTGTTCGCCAAGCTCTCTGCGATTCCAGGGCTGAAGACCAATAGCCGACGGCTCAAGCACTGGTCGGACGTTGATAAGAGCGCACAACCAGCGCTTTTAATGGCGCAGACAGGCGAGAGCGCGCAGACGACAACCGGGCAGCCAACACGCTGGACCTTGCGCGTCGATGTGTACCTCTACGCGCGCACGGACGGTAATAAGGTTCCCGGCCAGATCATCAATACATTGCTCGATGCGGTCTGCGATGCGCTCAAGCCTTCGCCAGTTTCAGGCCGGCAAGACCTCGGTGTGCCTGGCGTCGAGTGGTGCAGAATCGAGGGGCATATCGAAACAGACGAAGGGACGTTGGGCGATCAACTGGTTGCCATCGTTCCAATCGTCATTCTGGCGTCATAACCCACCCCCGCGCTGCGGGTTCTTTATCGCATCACATTGGAGGTAAATCATGGCTCAATACTCATTCGGCTCCGGCGTCCTGTGGGGCATCCCAACGGCAGACGCGAACGGCACTGCAATCGCCAATCCGACGCCTGTGCAGTTCGGCGTGTTGCAGGATGTCTCTGTGGACCTAGGCTTTGAAACCAAACTGCTGTATGGTCAAAACCAGTTCCCGGTATCGGCCGGTCGCGGCAAGGGCAAGATCAGCGGAAAGGCCAAGTTTGCACAGGTCAACGGCGCGCTGTTCAACAGCCTGTTCTTCGGACAGACAATGACCAGCGGCATCATCGCCGACGTGTATGCGACATCCGGCATTGCCATCCCGGCAACCCCTTTCCAGATCACTGTGACTCCCCCGAACAGCGGAACTTACTCGTTTGACTTGGGCGTGCGCGATGCAAACGGTGTCCCAATGACCAGGGTGGCAAGCGCGCCGGCAACAGGACAGTACAGCCAGTCCGGAGCCATCTATACCTTCGCGGCAGCCGATACGGGCAAGATCGTCTACATCAACTACCAGTACACAGCATCCAGCACCACGGCTAAGAAGATTGGAGTCATCAACTTGCCGATGGGCTACGCCCCGACATTCAGGGCAGAGCTATCCATTCCCTACAACGGCCAGAGCCTGATCATGACGTTGCCGAACTGCATCGCCAACAAGCTCCAGTTTGGGACCAAGCTGGACGATTTCACGATTCCCGAGTTCGCCTGGGATTCTTTCGCCGACTCCGCCGGCAACGTCCTGACCTTGTCGCTGTCGGAGTAAACCGATGACTGTCACCGTCAAGATAAAAGGTATTCCGGTCACTCTGGCCGGGGTGGAGTACATCATCCCGCCTATCTCCCTAGGCGCGCTGGAACAGCTACAGGATAGAATCGGCCAGTTCAACGGCAATGTTTCCGACAAGGGGCAGGTCGCTACCGTCATTGATGCCGCCTATACCGCGCTGAAACGCAACTACCCCGACCTGACCCGCGATGCGGTTGCCGACATGATCGACGTGGGCAACATGGCAGAAGTGTTCGAGTCAGTCATGGATGTGTCTGGCCTCAAGCGCAAGGAATTGGAGGCCGGTACACAGGGGGAAGAGAGGCCGGGGTAATCAGCGACTGGGGCGAGTTGTACGCCCACGTCATCGCCTGCACTGGCTGGACGTGGGACTACATCTCCGAACACGTCGATCTACCCCGGCTTGAATCCATGAATCGGTATTGGGAGCAATTCCCGCCCCTGCACGTCATGGTCGCCGCCTACTTCGGTATCACACCGAAGAAGCAGCAGGAACCGGCCAGTGTTGATGAACTGCTCGCCATGTTTCCCGTTACCGACACACGCCATGCCGCCCGTTCGGGCGAGGAATGAAAAGAGATCAACATGAGCGACAACCAGATCGACGTTCGAATCAGCGCGGAATCCGGGCCGCTCAATCGCGGCATGGAGCAGGCCGCCCAGTATGTAGAGCAGTCCGCGCAGAAGATGCGCGAATCGTTCTCCGGCCTGAAAGACCAGGTTCAGGGGCACATGGACCGCATGCAAGACGCGGTGAAGACCTCGACCGACGGCATGGCGGGCCATTTCTCGGCGCTCACAGAGGTTTTCGGCCGCGTGAATACCGCGCTGGCTGCCGTCGGTGCAGCCCTTGCCGGCGGCGCGGCTTTCCGTGCCGGGATCGATGAATCCAAGCAATTCACGGGCGAGGCCATCGCACTCTCGCGCGCACTTGGAATCAGCGCCACAGAGGCCAGCACGCTCAATATCGCATTGGGCGATGTCTACACCAGCAGCGAGGATTTCATCGGCGCGTCGCAGATGCTTTCGCGCCAACTGCGAATCAACGAGGATGCGCTCAACAGCATGGGCCTCAGCACGCGCGATGTGAATGGCGAGTACCGAAAAATGAAGGACATCATGTTCGACGCCATCACGGTAATCAACGGCTACAAGGAAGGACTGGACCGTAACCTCGCCATGCAAACGCTGTTCGGGCGCGGCGCTGCCTCCGCAACGTCCCTGCTGCGCCTAAACAATGAAGTGGTCGACGAAGCCAAGAAGAAGCAGGAGGAACTCGGGCTGATCGTTGGCAAGGAAAACGTCGAGGCGCTGAAAGCCTACAAGGCATCGATGAATGATGCCGGTGACGTGATGAGCGCGGTCAAGAAGACCGTGGGCGATGCACTCATGCCCGTACTGACCAAACTAGGCGTGTGGTTTGCGGACATCGGCCCAGCCGCAGTGGTAGCCATCAAGGGTGCTATCGGCAGCCTAACGGCGGCATTCTGGTTACTGAAAAACGGCGTGACCGTCGTATGGGAAACGCTCAACGCGATGGTCGTCAGCGTTGCCGAACCGTTGCGCGCACTCGCCTCTGCGATGTGGAAGCTGATGAATGGCGACTACAAAGGCGCGTGGCAGGAATTCGGGCAGTCCGGGCAAACGATGGCTTCTGCCTGGAAAGGCGCGATGCGTGAGATTGCGGAATCCTCCGAGGAGACGCGCGACAAGATATGGAATTTGTTCGCGAAGCCAGCTTCCATCGGCGGGAAACGCGCGACCGGCAAAGACTACGAAGACCCGAAGGAAAAAGGCGAGAAAACCGAGAAGACAAAGAAGACAAAGGGCGAGAAGTACAGCGAAGCCGAATGGGCGATGGAAGAAGAAGCCCACCTTCGCCGCACCTATTACCAGATCGGAGAGGAACGCGCGGCATCCGAACAGGCATCGTTTGATCGTGCCACGAAGTTCGCAGAGGATTGGGAAGAGGACCTTGATCGAGCGAATAAGAGTGTTGCCGCTGACGCCAAGAAGACAGCGGAGCAGCGTGTCCAGATAGAATATGCCTGGTCGCAGAACGCCGCCGCCGCGCGGTTGGCTGTCGTCGATTCCGACCAGGAACAGGCACGCTATGCCGTGGAAATCGGCAGTATGACAAAAGAAGAACTGCTTGCGCAGGAAATCCAGTTCGAGCAGCAGCGCAACGAAATCCGCCAGCAGGCATTGCAAGCACGCCTGGCGATGATCGACAAAGATAAAGACCATGTAGCCTACGCTCAAACGCTGGTGGCACTGGAAGAACTGGAGCGCCAGCATCAGGCCACGATTACGGACATCAAGCATCGGCAGAAAGTTGATGATATGGCCCCGGCGAAGTCGTTTTTTGGAGACATGGGCGTCGCGTTTGAAAGCGCCATTGATGGCATGCTTACCAAGGCAACGACGCTGAAAGCTGCGATGGATAATATCTGGCGCAGCATGGCAGCGAGCTTTGTGCGCGAATTCATTGCCAAGAAGATTTCCGCAACGATCCAATCATTTGTGCAGGAGAAAGCATTGGCCGTAGGCAATGCGATGACACAGACCAGCCTGTACCAGATGATCACAGGTGCAAAAGTATCCAGCCTGGCAACAGGCACCGCTGCAAACGTCGCGTCCGTTGGGCCAGACGTTGCGGCAAGCGGCGCAAAAGCAGCCGCATCATTGGGCGATGCCGCTGCAAAGGGCGCTAGTGCCGTGGCACCCATCCCATTTGTAGGCCCAGCCCTGGCTATCGCAGCATTCGCCGCGATCATGGCCTTGATGGGCGGTGGCGGCAGCAAAACAACTACCACCAGTCGCACGCTACCGTCAGCCGCTGGCGGCTACGACATCCCGGCCGGCATTAACCCGATTACCCAACTACACGAGCAAGAGATGGTATTACCCGCGCGCATTGCCGAGCCGTTGCGCCAGTCGCTAGACGGCGGTGGCATCGGTGGCGGAGATGTGCATCTGCATGTCAGCGCCGTTGATGGCGCAAGCGTGCGCCGGATGTTCATGGACCACGGCCCGGCGCTGGCCGATGCGCTCAAAGCGCAAGTCAGGGGCTTCCGCACATGAGCAACGCCGTTTTCCCGACACTGCCTGGCCTGACTTGGGGCTCCACCAAGGAACCGATGTGGACCACTCATGCCAAGCGCAGCGCCTCCGGCATGGAGCAACGCGCCGGATATATGAGCTATCCGCTTTACCGGATCAAACTGAGCTACGAGTTCCTCCGCGCCGGTGCGGAAGCCGATCTGCAAACACTGATCGGCTTTTTCAACCAGCGCGGCGGCGATCTGGAATCGTTCCTGTTCTATGACCCTATCGACAACGCGGCAGTAGATCAGCAGTTTGGCGTTGGCGATGGCACGACAACCGTGTTTCGGCTGGGGCGCACGCTGGGCGGTGCGTATGAGCCTGTCAGTGCAACTTATGGCACGCCCAACGTGCAGGGCAATAACCTACTGAAGAGCTCTCAACAGATTGAGCAGTCGCCATGGTCGCAATTCCAGAACGCCGATATCGACGTCTCTCCGGATGTCGCCACCGCACCGGATGGCACAAACACCGCCGAGAAGTTGTACGAGGCGACTACTGCAAACTCTATACATCAGGTCACACAACCATTAACCGCGACTGACAACACGGTCTATACCGCCAGCGCTTTTTTCAAAGCAGCAGAGCGAACGCAGGTCTTAATCAGCTTATTCGCCAAGGACGGTACATTCAAGTCGGTCCAGTTTGATCTATCCGCCGGCACAGTGATCGCCAATCTCGGTGGAGCGACCGGCGCAATCCAGGGTGTCGGAAATGGCTGGTATCGGTGTATTTGCACCGCCAACATCGGCGCCGGCGCAAGCGCCCCATTCGTCTTATTACAGATCAACAATTCCGGCACTGGCATATACGTCGGCACCATCGGAAGCGGTGTCTATGTATGGGGCGCGCAGTGCGAAGCCGGAACCATCGCCACACCCTACATGAAAACGACATCCCTGGCCTCAAGCGTGACGCTCGATGTCAACACAGCCATCGCCACCTATACCCCGGCACCGGCGGCAGGCACGCCGCTGCTCTGGTCTGGACGGTTTTACAAGCGAGTTCGGTTCGAAAAATCCAGCCTCGAATTCAAGGAATTCCTGCGCGAACTATGGGAAGCCAAAACACTTTCCCTGCTAACGGTGAAGACATGAAATCCGCCAGCCCGGAACTGATCGCCCTGATGGACTCCATCGAATACCGCCTGGCCGACCTGTACACCATCACCCTGTCGACCGGTGCAGTCCTGCGCTACACATCGGCGGATATGCCGATTACTTACGCCGGCAACACCTATCAGCCAGTCCCGATAGAGCGCAGCCGTACCAGGATCGTGATCGGCGTCGAGGTCGACGAACTGGACATCTCCGTTACCCCAACGAACTCCATGCTGGTCAACGGCAACCCGTTCTTGCAATCGGCTTATGCTGGCGCGTTCGATGGCGCACTGGTCAAACTTGAACGGGCATTCATGCCTACCTGGGGAGACGTTTCTGCCGGCGTGCTGCATCAGTTCGAGGGCAACGTCTCCGACACCGATGTCGATGGCTACACGGCGCGGATCAAGGTTCGCTCGCTACTGGAGCTGCTCAACACCAAGATGCCGCGCAACGTGTATCAGTCCACATGCTGCAACAGCCTGTACGACGCCGCTTGCGGCGCCAGCCGTGCCACATACGCGGTCAACGGCACAGCTACCGGCGGCTCGATCCTGTCTGTGACATCCGGCTTGGGCCAATCCTCCGGCTATTTCGATCAGGGCGTCATCAAGTTCCTAACCGGCGCCAATGCCGGCGTTACGCGCACCATCAAATCGTTCGAGGGAGGGGCGTTCGCGCTGTCTGTTCCGCTATCGCTACCGGTCACGGCTGGCGACACATTCACAGCCTGGCCGGGCTGCGACAAGACCCTGACCACCTGCACCAGCAAGTTCAGCAACGCGACCAAATACCGGGGGTTTCCGTGGATTCCAGTACCCGAAGCCGCGTACTGAGCGAGGCCAGAGACTGGATCGGCACGCCATGGCACCACCAGGGCGCGCTGAAAGGGGTAGGCGTGGACTGCGCGCGCTACCTGTGCGAAGTCTTCCACAACGCCGGACTAACGCCCGAGATCGACCCGCGCCCATACCCGTCCGATTGGCACTTCCATCGTGATGAGGAAAGATTCCTCGGCTGGCTGTCCGAGTACGCGGAGGAAGTCGATTCTCCTGAACCGGGCGATGTCGCCGTATTCAAGTTCGGGCGCTGCTTCAGCCACGGCTCTATCGTGATCGACTGGCCGCTGGTCATTCACGCCTACATGGGCGATGGCGTGCGCGAGCAGGACGCAGCAACCGGCCGGCTGTCTGGCCGCGCCGTCAAATTTTACCGAGTGAGATCATGAGCTTCGGCGCTCCCAACACCACCAGCCGCGCGGAACGCATCAACGGCGTCAGCGTGCAATCATCATGCTATGGCAAGGTTATCCCCATCTACTACGGGCCTAACCGGATGTCACCAAATATTCTGTGGTCGGGTGATTTTGTCACGACTGAACACAGCGTTACGCAGGGCGGCAAGGGTGGCGGCGAACAGACCAGCATCACCTACACCTATACCACCGCATTGATGCTGGGCTTGGGCGAGGGCACCATCAACGCCACCAGCATCATGCCCAACAAGGACGGGTGGAAACCGCCGGCAGACTGGGGCTTTGAGGCATTCTCCGGCGACGTCGGGCAGGCGGTATGGGGCAACCTCACCAGCAAACACCCATCAGAAGCAATCGGCTATTCCGGCACTGCGCACCTGTCCGTATCCGCGTTCGACTTGGGCAACACCGCATCCATCCCAAATTTTTCGGTCATTGGCACCGGCCAGGCATTGACAACCAGCCTCGGCTTGTACATCAACGACTATTTGACCAACAGCCGCTATGGCGCAGGATTCCCAGGAGCCCGCCTTGCCGGAGTCGCGGACGTGGATGCCTACCTGCTTGCTCAAGGTGTCACCTTTTCGCCGTTCGCAGTCGAGCCGCGCCAAGCGGCTGAAACGTTGCGCGAGTGGACCGATTCCGCCAACGTCGCGATTGTCTGGTCGGATGGCCTGCTCAAACTGATTCCTCGGCTGGATAGTGCAGCGGTGGCCTACCAGCTAGGTCCGGATGACCTTATTACCTCCGGCAGCGAAGCACCGATCAAGATCAGCCGCAAACCCACGGCAGACGCATTCAACCAGCTCCAGGTCGAGTATCTGGACGGCGCGCACGAGTACAACGTAGCGATTGCCGAAGCCAAGGATCAGGCCAACATCGACCAGTTCGGCCTTCGCCCAGCCAGCACGGAAACCTGCCACGCGGCCAAATCTTCCGCCGTCGCCCGCTGGATCGCCCAGCACAGACTGCAGCGCGCCCTGTACGTCCGCAACACCTACCGATTCAGCCTTGGCTGGAAACACTCCCGTTTGGAGCCAATGGATGTCGTTACCCTCACCGACCCACTGCTTGGCCTCAACGCTGTCACAGTCATCATCAATGAAATCAGCGAGGACGAATTCGGAACCCTCGAAGTTGTGGCAGAGGATTACAGCGGCGCAGTCACTGGCGCGCAGACATACCCATCACAGGCACCATCCGGCCACACAGTCAATCAAGGCATTGCACCCGGCAACGCAGCCGCGCCGGTGATCTTCGAGCCTCCAGTCTCGCTCGCAGGTACTGCGCAACTATGGATGGCTACATCGGGCGGCGCAGACTGGGGCGGGTGTGAGGTGTGGGCTTCATTCGACGATGCCACTTACTCAAGAGTCGGCATCCTGGAGGGTAAATCACGCCACGGCACATTGCGCTCCAGCCTGGCAACCGGAACCAGCCCAGACACCAGCCACACGCTGGCCGTGCATATGGTAAGCGGGCAGCTTGCCGCAGGCACCACACAGGACGCAATCGACCGACGCACACTTTGCTACGTCGATGGTGAATACATCGCCTACCGAGATTCAACGCTGGTAGGCGCTGGTGATTACGACCTCGGCTACCTGGTGCGCGGTTGCTACGGCTCAACCATCACCAGCCACGCCAGCGGAAGCAAGATTGCCCGTTGCGATGACTCGCTGTTTCGCTTGTCCATGACCGATATCTGGACCGGCCGCACGGTCTACATCAAGCTGCTCTCGTACAACATCTGGGGCGGCGGCAAACAGGCGCTGTCCGATGTCTCGCCATACACCTACACGGTCTCAGGGTTCCCTGTTGTCAGCATCACCGGACTCGGTGCGACCGTGTTTCAGACCTCGATCACACTGTCCTGGAACGCGGTCGCAGCCCCGTCCAATTACGACCACATCGAGGTGCTGCGCAGCGATGACAACAACGCGGCGAATGCTGTCGTGGTCGCTGTGCTTGCAACTGGGGCGACTCGGTACACCGACACGGTCGGGGTTTCGGGCGCAACCAGGTACTACTGGATGCGCCTGGTCGGCACGCATGGAGAGGCCGGTCCGCTGTCGAGCATGGCAACAGCCGTCACAGCCACCATCGGCGGCCTGTACGTCACCGCCACAATGCCCGGCTCAACATATCTGGGATATGACGTTGTGTATTACTCGGTCGGCGAGGATTTGTGGGAGTGGGACGGATCAGCCTACGTCCGCGCCGCGCCGGTAGTAAATGCCAGCCAGATCAATGCCGCCAGCCTGTCGGCGATCAGTGCCAATCTGGGGAGCATCACAGCGGGTGCGCTGAATATTGCAAACAAGTTCATTGTCGACAGCGCCGGCGCGGTGACAATTCAAAACGCGACATCTGGTGCGCGGTTGCAGGTATTCAACAACGTCATCAAAGTCTACGACAGCGACGGTATATTGCGTGTCAAGCTTGGCGATCTGAGCGCGTGATATGAGCCACGGACTACGGGTTTTTAGCGCGACTGGAAGCATCCTGCTAGACACTAATGATGGCATTGCCAGATTGGTCGGTGAATATCTGGTAAGCGGACTGTCTTCTGGCAGCAGCGTTTTTATATCGGTCCCTGGAATGGGCAGCGATGGCAATTGGATGGTATTCCAAGTGTCACATACGAATGGGCTGTTTGCCACCATCAGCGCTGGCGGATTCACCGTGACATGTGGGTATCTTGATGTCACTGAAACCACCTGGACTGTGTTGAGAAAGGACGGCGCAGCATCTGCTGGACATGGGTTCATGGCTATAAACGATTCCGGAGATGTACAGATAGATCAAGACTTTACGAATTACGTCAAGCTTGATTCTGGAACGGGTAGGGCATCAGGAACCATGCTTCCGAGCGTAGCTGGCGCAAGTATCTATGCGGTTAGACCGACAGCCGCAGGTGTCGGAATTAATATGACCGCCAGTAAAGGCGTGGAAGTTACATCTGGCACATATGATTGGATCGCGTATGGCAGGCAGGATTCTGCAATCCTGCCTTCTACTGGGTTCGGACTGCGCGTTTACAGAGCAGATGGATCAGTGGCATATGACAGCGATGCCCGGCTACTTAGGCCAATCAATAGCCTTTTATTTCCATCTGACAGCTATTCTCATACCGCCAGCCTAGATGCTGGACCATATGGTATGAGGCCTTATGTATCGCACTTCAACTTAGCCCCGATTTCAAGCCAAGACCTGGGATTTAGTCTTGGAGTTATGATCGGCCCGCGCGTTACATTCAATAGCGATACCAGCATAACAACGCTTGCAACGGCACTTTGGAACGGACCTCCTATCTCATCTGGTCCGTGGGTAGCCAATTACCCGCTGCAATTCTTCACTGACTACTAGCGAGGTAATCCATGAGATTTTTGCTTGTTATTGCGGCAGTCATGCTTTCTGGTTGCGCCACATCAAAAATAATAGACCCGGCCAACGTTCGAACTTTCGATGATCCAGCCACTCGATTGCGATGCTACGAGCTGATTGATAGTTCCGCCGCCTCGCACTTTGTTTGCACGAAAATGGACAAGCCATGACCAACAGACCAAGCTACGAAGCGCCATACGATGGACCCGAGCGCCGCGCAATGCCGCTCTCAGAAGATCAGATCGAAGCTATCGCTGAGAAAGCCGCAGACCGTGCAATCGAGAAGATGAAGGCATCAGCGCTACAGGGCGTCGGAACCTGGACCCTGAACAAAATCAGTTGGATTTTCACGCTGGGCGCAATCGGCTTGTACTGGTGGATGCTGAAGAACGGATGGATCAAACCATGAGCAACTTCGATGCCGCATTTATCCGCATCGTCGGGCTTGAAGGCAGATACTCAGACGACCCCAAAGACCCCGGCGGAAAAACCAAGTTCGGCATCACCGAGAGCGTCGCCCGCGCCCACGCCTACCAGGGCGACATGCGTGATCTGCCGCTTGACTTCGCAGGCAAGATTTACCGCACTGATTATTGGGATATCTGCCACTGCGACAGTCTGCCCTGGCCGTTGGCGCTCTACGTGTTCGACGCCGCCGTCAACCAGGGTCAGGAAACCGCAATCAAGATGCTGCAACGCGCCTTGGACACCGTGCAGGACGGCCATATCGGCCCGCAAACCCTGGCCCTGGCCGCCAAGTCAACCGACTGGCACGCCGCCCGCTTACTCGCCTTCCGCGCATTGCAATACACAGCCACGCGCGGCTTCGATACCTACGGCGTAGGCTGGCTGACGCGGCTTTTTGAAATTGGGAGACAGCCATGAAATGGATCAAAGACGCACTGACCGAAACAGACGGTGAGAGCTACGACCATATCCGCATACTGGCGGTTCTCGCCGTGGTAATCGGCCTAGCGCTGCAAGTGTGGGTAGTCATTCGGTGGATTGGTCCGGCACCGCAGGTGTTCGACTTCCAGTCATTCGGCCTTGGCTTGGGCGCTGTGTTTGCCGGTGTCGGCGCGGCGCTCAAGCTCAAACCGGAGACACCGGCCAAGGATGCCGACCAATGAACCCATATCTCATCATCGGCCTGCTGATCGGATGGGCAGCCAGCCTCGCGGGTGTCGGCTGGTGGCAGAACGAGGCCGGACATACCGCAGAGCGCACTGCCTGGCAGACGCGCGAGAACACAGAACTTCGCGCCGCGAACGCCAAGATCATCACCCTACAGACCAGCGTCAGGAGTATCGAGCAGGCGCACGCCATTGCGCTGTCGGATGTTTCGACAAATTACCAAAAGGAGTTGAGCAATGCGAACAAACAACATGCCGCCGATGTTGCTGCTGTCCGTGCTGGCACTATCCGGCTGCGCTACCCAAATACCTCCAGCATCTACACCATTGGAGATCGCCCCGCCGAAACTGGCCCCGGCACCGGCGGATGTGATGGTCCCCAGGGAGCCGAACTTCCGGCAGCGACTTCTGAATTTCTTCTCAGCCTCGCCAACGACGCCGACGACATCACCCGCCAGCTCACCGCATGTCAGCGAGTGATCATTGAGGATCGGGCCGAGCGCTGATTGATAGAATTTGGCCGTCTTGCGCGGAATTCGCCGCCGTCATGTCGCCACGTTTCGCGGCCTTGTCTCGTTTCCGCTGCAACTTCGCTGCGGTCTCTTTTATCGCTTCGTGGTCGTCAGGGTGCGCGTACATTTCCAGTCTTTTCAGGCCGGATTCTTGGCGGCGCTTGCGAAACGCCGCCACCCTTTCGGCTGTCGGTTTTGATTCCATTTAGTGCCAGCATGCACTTTTACGCGCGGTCTTTGCTGCACGTCTCATCCTAACGGCCCTGGATGGTGATTTGTTGTAGTTGAACGCCCGTGTATTGGTTGTTTTTGTGGTTGTTCGCGTAACACTTACTGACTCTTTTTTGTCTTCGCACAAAAGTTTAATCACTTCTCGCAATGCGATATCGCGTAAATCTTTATCACGCGATGTTTTTCTCGTGCAGTCAACCAATTCGCTAACAAATTGGCTTGCATTTTTTATCAATACGGCACGCTCTATGTTATCAACGCACGAATGAAAGTTATTAACCATAATCCGCAAATCCTCGGTTTGTTCGCGGTACATTGTGATGTCCATGTCGTTCTCCGGTGCGTTGTTGATGGTATAACTATAGTTCGCCGTAACCGGTAACGCAATAAGATTCTCCATCAAATGATTTTATGGCTGTCACGGATAACTCTCTGTTACAGCCGCGATCACGGCCATAAATCCGGCCGGTCCGGCTTGAATCTGGGCGTTAGGCCACAACAACAGCCTCAGATGCACGCAACTCCTTGATTGCTTCGCTTGCCTTGTCTGCGGAGTCGAAAAACATCGGCTCGGTGCCTTTGGCAACGTGCATCCAGGCGCCTCCCTTCTCGCGCTTAGTCTGCACGCCATAGATGATCGTTGCTTGCGTGGCGTTAATCGCCTCGTCGCTTGTGTCGATCCACTGGGAAACTCGGTACTGCGGAAATTTGATACCCATGCCTAGGTTCCTATCGTTGGTTGTGGCCTAACCCAGCCAATCAACCGGACCATTCGGGCCGGTTATTGGCACCGTTATGCACAGCAGAGTCGGATACTACGGTGCGGTATATTGGTATGTAGTTTGCACACTCAATGCCACGCTCAGATACCGTGTATTGGAACGTAGCCACGCTTTGCCAGTCGCTAGCCTTCGCCCGCACTCGATAGCAGTGCTCTGCGTTCGGGCAAAGTGTCTGGGTGCACATCGTAATGTCAGCCATATCAGTCCTTCCGTTGCATAACTGTGCTTTCGATCTGGACGCCAGCGATAAAGCCGCTGTCGCCCCTCAAAGCGGCGTTATGGCGCTTGCACCCGAGAGCCGAACGAGCCAGCGCAACATTCCTCGGCGTTTCTCCACCGTAGTACGCTTCGAGCTGGGCAATCTCTTTCAGTGCCGCCCGTGTGCGCCTTACTTCATCGGCCAGCGTCGCAACAACGTCACGCGAGCGCAGCCGGCCAACCGTTTCCGGCGTGCAGTTCTTCTCGGCCCATTGCAAGGCTTGTTCCAGTGTCATGTCTTTACCTCCGCGCCATAACCCGGCGCTCAAGCGTGGCGGGCGAAAAGACGCCAGCCCATTAATTCGGGCGTTAGGCCCGCCCGCGCTCGGCCAGCATTGCATCAGCCAACGTGTAGGCATCGCGCGCATACATCTCGGGGCCTGATTGCGGCTGAACCGGGCAGGCGATCATCCCTTGCAGCGCAGCCGCTGCGAAGTAGTCGCGCAGCGCCATGCCGTGCGACTGCCACTTGGATAATTCTTGCACTGGAAATGCAGGTTCTTGGCCCATCGTGTTCTCCATAGTAAGTTGCTGCATAACAAATCATTCCAGCGGGATGCGCGAAAATCCGCGCGCCACTGAATTCAGGCGTTATGCATCACCAATAGCCGAGAACGCGCAGCGCCAATCCTTAACGTCGCCGTCATTCCACCAAGCTTCTCCGAATGCGTTGTGGTGATCTGGAAGTTTGTGCGGCTTGTCGGCCTCAAACTCAAGTATCACACCCCGTCCGACCTTCATCGCCCAGGCCATCGCCGCTTGCATTGTGGTGAAGCCACGCACGGGCGCATGGATCGCTCCGATTTGCCGGTACAGCTTCGCCTTCTTCTGCGTTGTCGCGTGGTATAGCTTCATTCTCAGTCTCCATTTGCGTTTGGAGTCAATGCTGACTTTGCTACGTCCAATGCGCGTCTTTCGACAACACCTTTCCAATCATCTATCGGTGCCCGCATCGCCTCCACAGAAATGCGCAGCGCTTCGCGAAGCGCTGCGTTTTTGGCTTCAAGGCGATTAATCATCACAGCGCATTCTCCGTGGATGTCTCCACCTGATTTTTCATCAAACATTCCGTTTCTCCTGTGCTGTCAAGCCCAACAAGGCGCTAAAGTCTCGACATGGCGCGATAACCAAGCGCCAGTTGGCCTTAACTAAGCGTTATCCGGCAGTTCATCGAATTCTTGGGCACCGTAGGTATTGCACGCGCGCGCTCATGGGTTATTCCATGTTCATCGGTTGACGTTCGCGTCTACCGCGCGGCGCTTGTTGCTGCTCTGCCTCAGCAATTTCTTGGGCGCGGATCGCTGCGGCCTCTTCTTCCGTCGGTTGCCATTTGCCGGGCGGTACGACATTCGACGACTGCGATTCGATCTGGCGCAGCGCTTCGTCGTCATGGTCGACGACTTGCGCCGGCGGCGCTTCATCTTCCATTGTCACGTCGAACGCGACTTCCTCAATCGGTGCGGCTTGCTTGATGGCATGGCCGTCAATGGCCCCAGCGAAGGCGAGCGATTCGATACTGATTGGCAGGTACTTGAACAACCGGCGCAGCACGGTCTTGCGCCCCATTTCGATGTAGTTGTCCGCCCAAGGCCCGGTGATGATAGGCTTGCCTTCCTTATCCTTCCGAACTCGGTTTTTCTCAGCCGACTTGTCGCGGATTGCGTTCACTTCATCGATGCTCATGAACTCAAACGAATAGCCGCCTCCGGTGAGCTTTGCGACTGCGTAGAAGCCGATGACGTTTCCGCGCGCGTTGAGTGATGGCTTGTGAACCAACTCTTCATCTAGGCCGTAGGCGAAGCGGAATTCATCGCGCTCACAGACTTCATGCGCCGCGATGCTGACGATCTGTCCAGAGCGACGTGCCAGGTCGAGCATGCCCTTGTATCCGATGATGACCTGCACTTGTGTTTCTACCGTTACCCAATCGTTTCCGCGCTTCTCGCGCTTGTCGAATGGCAGCAGGTAGGCGTGGCCCAGTGGTGTATTCGGCTCAAGTCCGAGCTGGGCACAGGTCACGACCGCGCCAAGAAGTGATTGAACGCTGGCGCCGGACAGCTTCGGCGTGGTGCGCATGGCTCCGAAGGCCAATTTCAACATTCGATCAGCATCAAAATGCTTTGGCAGCAGGGCGACGAGCGTGCCACGGTTGGCTTCGAAGAACTTCTTCACGGTGGCTGTTCCGACCTGCGATGCGGTTTGCTTGGCGACAGCGGCCATTTCCTGACCGGTCATGGTGGTTGCGACGGCGCGCAACTGGGATGCGGGTGCGTTCATGGTTTCTCCAGTGGGGGTGAGAGTTATTTCAGAAGCAGCGGCCGGGCTCCGGCCGTTGTTGTGGTGTGAGCTGCGATGACGTCAGCGGGTGCATTGAGCGAGGCGGCGACAGACTTCCAGTCGGTCTTGACGGAATCCTTGTTGTTCTTCCAGGTCGCAATCGGCTTTCCGTCGTAACCAAGCAGCACGGCGGCTTCGCCCATGCGGGCCTTGATCCTGGTGGCGAGCAGTTCGATTTGCGCTTCCACAGCCTTTGCAGTCGCCTTCAGGTTTTTCAGGTCGTCGCACAGCGCAATAAGATCTGAATCGGCCTCGATTGCTGTGCCGCCGTCGCGCTGATACAGCCACTTCACGTCATCGGCAGTTTCGGGGTCTGGCGGGTCCATGTTCTGGATGCGTTGCCAGAACGCGATTTCTTTGGCGCGGATGGCTGCGATTGTTTCCTCGTCGCGATCCATCCATCGAATCATCGGGCGATCGTCGAAACCGGTGACGGCGGCAAACACCACGCGCTGGCGCGGTTTGATCATCAGACCGTGCATTCCCTGTGCTGCGTAATAGATCGGTATGTCTTCGGCGTCGTACACTCCCCAGCCGGCAGCGGCGAAGCGGTTGGCGGTCTTAATTTCCGCGTTCACTTCCACGCAGTCGATCAGCAGCTCTGCATCCAGTTCACAGGCCAGGAATGGCAGTTCTGGATCGGTGTAACGCCGGTTGGTTGCCATGACTTCGACCGAATGGCCGCGCTCTTGCAGTTCGTCGACCAGCATTTCCAGCACGATCGGTTCCCACCGATGGCCGCGATCCAGGATGCGCTGCTTTGACGGGGTGATTTCCTCGACGTAGGCACCGATCTTCTGTTGGTACAACTGGAAAGGCGATTTCCATGGCGATATGCCCAGGATTGCGCCAACGTCGCTTCCGCCTATGAACTTTGTGCGGTCGTGTGTGATGATTTCTGGTGCGTTCATGATTGATCATCAATTCCATATTTGAATTGAATGTCCGCGATGATCTTATGGACGGTTGATTGCGCGGACTTGTGTGCAGATGTGTAGCGTCGGTCTAATGCCAGACGGCAGGATTCTTTCCCGGCGGCGATCAACTTCGACAGTTCTGGCTCCGGGATTGGGCGGGGGATGCGGACTGTCATAGCGCCCCCTGCTCGATCAGAGAGCCAAAAATCAGGAAGCCATAAAGCAACGCCAGCAACGCAAGCATTGCTACCAGGTCCGTGAGGTAGTCGCGCATTTTCATCTTCTGTCCTCCCATCTCTGGAGGAATGCCTTCACGTCGATCATGTCGCCGACCGGCTCATCCTCGTTGGTTTCCTCGATCTTATTCATGCGGCTGATGCACCAGACCAGTGCGATCAGCAGCGCGGCGGCAACCGCCAGAGCAATGAGTATTCTGGCGCTCATGCCGCCTCCGTCAATGTATGGGTGGCGACCTGCACCGCGCACGCTTTGACCATGCGAATTACCGCATTACCGACCAGGACAGCCGCGTCGCGCTCAGTAACCCGAGTGGCAAGAATATCCTGGCCGATTTGGGCCAGCGCGAACGCGGCGATGTGCACGATGCTTCCGCGCTCATCAATGAGCAGCTCATAGCCATCCGCCGATTCTTCGGCCTTCGATTTCACAGCCCATTCGGCCAGCAGCGCATCAGCCTGCGCTGAGATTTCTGCCTGAAGCCTCTCGTGGTCGATGGCGGCAGCTTCATATGGCGACTCAAGAAACTTGTCGTGTGCGTTCACTTCGTTCTCCGGTTGTTGATGGGGTGAACCAAAGATTAGACGAGCGCTAACATCGAGTCAATAGCATTTTGTAAATTTATTTTCCGACAGCGTTACCGGGCCATCGAACCTTGCAGATGGTGGCATTGAATGCGCCGCGCCCTAACGCCCCAGATTCAGTCCAGCCCGGCCGGATTTATGACCGGGATCGCGCCAGCAACATGAGAAGCAGCGCGCCTAATACCCAAGGACAAATCACCGTCGCCAAACTGGCGTAGGGTGTCGGCGCTTGCGTCGTCGATGCTGATGTTCCGGCGCTTGAGGCCGGTGGCGCCATCACTCGATTTTTTGCCCTGACCACGGCCTGGGCCGCCACGACCGGCGCGGACTTCGGCCAGTGCGGCCGCAACCTTGCTTTGTGGCAAGGTTCGCACCGCTCCGGCGTTGACTTGGATAAAGATGCCGGTAGCATCGATCCGCACCAGCGCACCTGTGTCTCCGTGGCTGCTGGTTATGGTGCCGAGCGCCCGGCTACCCGACGGGATGGTGCTGGTGTACAGCCGCCACGCGCCGCCAAGGGCGACGGTGAGGCGGCCACGATTTTGGTGAGTCATGGCCGCTGCTCCTTACCAGATTTGCTCAAGTACGCCGCTGGCGGACTGGCGGAAGGAAACTCCGCCATACGACTTTATTTCTGCCGCCTTTATGGCGCGAGTGGATCGCTTGGTGCTGGTGGAAACGAACTCATCGCGGGCAGCTTTGGATGGGAATTCGATCGCGAACCAGGTGTTGAAGAAGCCAACATCGGTTTCAGTGCCGTAGTGGTTATCTGCTGCGTAGAAGGATTTGGTCATTTTAAGCTCCTTACCCCTGATCAGATGTTAGGAATTTTTGATGATGGCGAAATACGCTGTGCTGAATGCGTGGCGCGGCTCAGCCACATCGTAGACGGAGAAGTCCCAATTTCCGCCGGAAAATGTGCTTTCGACTTCTGGCATATCAGCCCCGGCGCAAGAGAACTCGGCCCTGAGCGCGTCCATTGCTGTTTCGCCTTGCTGTTCAGATTCGATGCCGCTGCGATAGTCGATTTTGAAGGTCTTGGTCATTTTCATCTCCAGCCCCTGTTGCCCCGAGGCGCGGTAGAGAAGCAATCTGCATCCCATGAGTTGAATTATACACACAAAACAAAACAACACAAGAACTTTTTGTAATTTTTTCGCCCGTAGCAGCGTCGCCTCGAACCGGTGATGATGTCTCACTGGCCCCATAAGCCAAGGATGAAGATGGCAGAGAAAGACGAGGCATATGTCTTGACATCGGTATTAGCCAGAGGTTAGCCTGCACATATCAGGACTCATGATTTCTCAAAACTATGAACCTAAAAGAATATCTCAGCACTACAGGCTCGTCGGTTGCTCTTGCCATAAAAATCGGCGTCACGCCAGTGATCATTAGCCAGTGGAAGACGGGCGTTCGCCCTGTACCAATAAGGCGTTGCCTCGCAATCGAGCGCACCACCAACGGAGCGGTGACGCGGCGCGATCTGCGCCCGGACGACTGGGAAAGCATCTGGCCTGAACTGGCTGAGAAGGTGGCGGCTAACGCCTGAATTCAGGGTGAGGGCTGCTTTTCGCCCGTCCAGCTTGAATGCAATGTTTTGCATGGAGAACAGGATGAAACTGGAAATTGAGATTACCGAAGAAGAAATTAAGCGCGCGGTTGAGCGTAAGGTAAGAGCTGCAATTGTCGACCAGACAAACCAGTGGAATACCGACCAATTTATCAAGGAGCGCGTAAAGGCACACTGGTGCTCCGCGATTGACGCGCTTGTGCTTGAAGTATTGAACGACAGCAAGTCGCTGCGCGAAAAGGTTGCTGCTGAATTTGAAAAGAAGCTGCGGGCACAATTGTCTTCGGCGATCAAGAATGCCGCCTAACGATTGAATTAAGGGGCGCGCTTTAGCGCGTCCCGCTTGAATTAGGTGTTAGGCATGCCCTACATCCACGAAGACTTAACGCTCGACACTTACAGCGGCGAGATCACCAAGTGTGACCGCTGCGGGAAGATTGAGAAAACAATGGAAGCCACGCTAGATATTGTGAGCTATTGGCACCATGTTTTTTTCAAGAGACATAAGCCTGAATTTGGTGTTTTTTGCTACGAGTGCGCAAAAGCGGTGACACCGCTGGTGTACCAGTTGCGAGATGTTGATGAACTGACCATGTACGTAAACAAACTTGAAAGGGCAATAAATGAAAGCAGGAAAAATCGAAACCACCGGACAACTGCGCACGATGCTGGCGAATGCGGCAAAGGGTGTGCTCAACGGAGATTTGGACATCGACCGGGCGATTGCTTTGCACAAGCTGGCGAAGAACATTTCTGATTCCCTCTACTCTGAGACGAAGATTGCGATGTTCAGCAATGAGATCGGCAAAGACATTCCTGCGATGGGCGAGCTGCGCATCGGTGACGGAAGCGATGCCTAACGCTTTGGTAAGGGGCGCGAGTGATGAACCAACTACGAAGTGAAGTGGCATGTTCGAGCGTCCCGCTTGACCTAAATGTTGGGCTTGGAGGAAATGGAATGGACTGTATTATTTTTCACATTGG